CACTGGTTTAACAACCAATGCATCTGTTTGTGTGTTAGATTTTGGTGGAGTTAAAACTTCGACTGCCGGAACGTTCACAATTACGTTTCCTGCCGCTGGAGCGACTACTGCAATTTTAAGGATCGCATAGGAGAATAAATCATGGCCTCTATCCAAGGATGGGGCCGAGAGACTTGGGGCAGTGGTGCATGGGGACAATTTGCACCAGTTGAAGCCACAGGCAATGGCCTCACGTCGACAACTGGTACGGCTAGTACCATAACTTCAAATGTTTTTGAAGTTAATGGTAATTCCGTAACTTCTTCTGTTGGATCAACTATAATTGTTTCGACCTACGCCGTAACGGGCGTAGGAACGACTTCTTCTATTAATGATGTAACGGTTACAAACGATAACATTTCTAGAACAGGTTGGGGTCGAGGATCAGGAGCTCCCGCAGCTACAGCCTCTAGTTATGGATGGGGTGAACAAGCGTGGGGAAATTCAGATAATATATTCAGCGTAACTGGTAATGGACTAACATCCTCTCTGGGTGAGGAATCATTAACAGGTGATGCAAACATAACTTTAACGGCGGCGGGTTTGACATCCACTGCTGGCACTGCCGTAGCGGTCGGTATTGCGGACGTTAATGTCACAGGCAATCCACTCACTTCCAATACTAATGATGTAGCTTCCGTAACTGGAACGGCATCCGTTAGCCCTACGGCTAATGGTCTTACTGCCTCTTTGGGGGATGAAAGCGTACACACTGCCGTCCAACAAGGATGGGGTCGAGGCTATAATCAAGTCACAGGAACGGAGATTGGTTGGGGTGATAATCTTTGGGGAATTTTAACAACCTCATACGCTTTAACGGGAGCTAGTGCGACAACAAGTGCTGGTGATGCTGTTGCGAGTGCCGATGTTAATATTACAGTAACAGGACAAAGCGCGACATCCACCGTAGGAGATTTACTTGCTTTAGTCTTCCCGTCAGGAGTTCAGGCAGCAACAAGTATTGGATCATACTCAATCACTGCTGATGCAACGATAACGATTGTTGCGGTTGCAGAACCAGAGCTTGATGCAACTACTGGAGATGTACTAGTAGCCATCAGTCCAGGCGTCTATCCGTCAGGGGAAGTATTAACAGGATCCTTGGGATCATCCACTCTTACGGCGGACTGTAATGTTACGCTGACAGCGGCGGGACTGACTTCCTCTCTAGGGAATGAAACAGCTACCGGTAACGCCGATATGGATGCCGATGGAAATGACTTAACTTCATCAGCAGGGGATGTAACGGCAACGGGGAATTCTGACATCTCGATTTCGGGAAATGGATTAACGAGCTATATTGGTGATGCCGGTCAGGAATCAAGCTATGCAGCAACGGGAAATCTACTAACTTCAAGTCCAGGAACATTACAGATTAGTACGGATGTAGACTTTACAGCAACGGGGAATTCTGCTACAAGCAGTACAGGAACATTACGAGGAACCTTCTGGCAAGAAGTGGATGACTCGCAAACAGCCGTTTGGGTAGAAGTTGACAAGGCTGCATAAAATCATTAAAAAGGTATTAGGAGAATAAATGGTAACGTATTCGACGGGTCTTAGGACGGAACTACAAGTAACAGGGGAAAATTCAGGTACATGGGGAACCATTACCAATAACAATTTTTCCCAGGTTTTTGAATTCGCAATCGCGGGCGTTTACGACGTTCCCGCCATTACCACAGGAACGTCCACCACTTTGACGAATGCCGATGGGCCCGACACTCAAGCTAATAACCAGGCACGAAACAATCAATTAGTTTTCACAGGAACCGTTTCCACGACTCATACTGTTCAATTCCCAGCAACGCAAAAAACTTACGGAATTTATAACAATATTGGTGGTGGCGCCGACATCTCAGCACGACTAGGGGCTGGAGGCAACACGCTTACAATTACAAACGGAAAGTACCGTCTCGTTTCAACGGATGGAACTAACTGGTACGACATTCTATCCCTGGCCGGTCTTGATGAAACATGGAGTTTAGTGGCGGATGGAACTACTTTAACAGCAGGGCAAAACGCTTTTGCCAACACAAACGCGGGAACTATAACATATACTCTTCCTCTTTCTCCAAGCCTTGGGGATCAGTGTAAGATTATTGATCTAGGAAACGCGGCTACGAATAACATCACTATCAATAGAAATTCAGAACCTATCCAGGGATCTGCGGCGAATATGACGATTTCTACTGACAGTGCAGCTATTTCTTTGGTATATAGTAATGCGACATACGGATGGAGATTAAAGTACAATGACTAATTTACAGGATTTTACAAACAGAAGTGAAGTAGGCGCGATCAAGCCTTGGGGCAAATCAACAGCCCCTGTTGGGTATTTACTATGCGACGGCACCGCTGTTTCACGAACAACATATGCTGATCTCTTCACCATAATTTCTACAACTTACGGCGCAGGAAACGGATCAACGACTTTCAATGTCCCTGATCTTCAGGGAAAAATGCCTCAAGGATATGACGGCAATACTTATAACTTAGCCGGAACAGGAGGCGCGAACACCGTGACGGTGGACGTGACGAACAATCAGGCAGCGACAAACACGAACAATCAGGCTGTAACAGTGACAGGATCAATTTCTAATACCTCTTTGTCCACCGCTCAACTAGCATCTCATAATCACAGTTTGTCATTTAATATGGGAAGGCAGAGTATGATTGGCACGTCTTATTTTGATGTAGCAGCACAATCGGATCCTCAAACTGTTAATATTACTAATACAGGATCAGGCACAGGCCATACTCATGCCCATACCTTGGCTGGTAGCCTAACAGGTGATGTAACGACTGCCCTAACGGGCGCAGTTAATGCGACAGGAACGAATGCATTTTCACCATTCGTGGTGGTTAACTACATTATTAAGCATTAGGAGATATAATGGCAACACAGATAACAATATCCAATAAAGACTATATCTTAGTTGATGGCGCTGATATAATAAAATGGGCGGATGTTGGGGCTTCTATGCCAAGTATCAGTAGCACCATTCATTATATAATTTGGGATGGAAGCGCTGGGGAAGTTCAGTATAATAATGGAGTAGAAAATTTAACACTAGCCTCTTCATCTGATGCGGTAGGATCTACGACTGTAGATGCATTGCTAAGTTGGTCTGAGACAAGACAAGAAGAAATTAAAACAGCAACTTATAATTCCGATCTAGCTTATTGGAATTCATGGGATCGTATAAGAAATGAAAGAGGAGCTGTTTTAGAGAGTACCGATTGGACACAAGTTCCTGACTCTGCCCTTGATGCAGGAAAAAAGGCGGAATGGGGCACTTATCGTGAAGCGCTACGAGATATTCCATCTACTTATTCGGCAACAGAGCCTAAATTGCTTAGGTTTGCTGAGAATGGAGATGTGGAAATAGGCACAGGATTAGAAGAGGGAACCTTAAATGTAACAGGTGCCGCTGTTGTTATTACTTCTCCTTAAATCTAAAAAAATTAACAATACAATATCTAAAAGAACTATTCTTATCTGACCACTGCAAAGGGGAATGAAAAATATTTCCATTAAAAAGGATGGCTCTGTTTTCTTTAAATCCAATGTGGGTATTTAATTGTAAATTTCCATTAATATTTTCATAAAAACCCGTTCCATTATTTAATAAAAATTCTCCTTTTATGTAGATTAAACAATTATAATCTATATCTAATTCGGGATGAGGAGTGTCTTTATGGGGAATAGCCTCGCTAGGATTGGATAAAAAATAAATAATTTGATGAGGCTTATCCTTATTATAGGTATCCACCTCTTTAAAAAAATATTTTTTTATAAGTCTTCTTACTTCTTTAGCAAGCTTACTTTCCGAAGAAAGAGGATGCTCAAGATAGTGGCGGCTACTCGCCAATTTATTTTGAATATCTTGTTTTTCCCTGGGAGAGAATTCTATGGAGATAACTTCCTGATGAATTTTTTGAAGCGTTTCTAGATTAAAAAAATCATCTTGAACAAAAATTTTCCCCATTCAATAACCCCAGGATACAAAAGAATAGCGTGTACCTTTCGTCACTTCTTTAACCTGATGTGGGTATACATAACAGGAGGGAAAAATAATAAAAGATCCTTGTCTTACTTTGTGTATTTTATTTCTTATTTCAAATTGTCCTCCTTCATAATCATCATTAAGTAATCCAAGTACAGTAAGGATAGGAATTCCTTTCCGTTCCCCATCAAAAATAGAATGAATATGATCATAGTGCTTTCTCATAATAGTCCCTGTTGAATATTTATTAAATCTAATGGGACTAAATTGATGAATGATTAAAAATTCTTTAGATTTAGTTTTTTCTTTAAATCTATCAATATATTCTCCAACAGCATCTATTATAAAAGGAGATAATTTATTTTGTAGTTCTGCATCTGTTTGTTGAACATCTAACTCTCTTTTATCTTGAGATTTTTTATTTCCAATATTGGTATGCCATTCATGACATGTCCATTTTTTTTTTTGTATTTCCTTTAGCACATCCTCGCATACAGTTTTAGGAATCAAATTAGTATGATACACATAATCGTTTACTTTCATTTATCTTACCCAGGTGACAATGGCATATCTCTCTCCCTTGGTTACGGGAGATATAGAATGAGGAAAGCAAAAATTACTAGGAAACACAATGGCGCTTCTTTTTTCCTTTTTAATGATCAATTCCTTGTTAAAAAAACAAAAATCTCCTCCTTCATAATTATCATTTAATATTAAGGATATAGTCAAGACTCTAGGATTAAAATCAGAATGATCTGTGTGCTCTTTATATTCCCCTTTTTCTTCCCCTTTATACATTAGAAAAATATATCCTGTATCTTCTGTTGTTAAACCAGTTTGAAAAGTTTCTATATCATCGGTATATTGCTGAAGAAGTTTTCCTATATGAGAATGCAACTCATTATCCAATTCAGGAAAATCATCGTGAGTAATTAAATAATTATAACAATTACGCCTACTAGGATCTTCCTGCCCGTCCCTAATTCTTGCACGAAATAGATTATTTTTAATATGTTCGTTATGAATTAATTTATCACATAGATCCTGAGGAATAACGTTAGGGTACTGTTTAATATAATTAATTAGGTTCATCGGTAGCTCTTTTTTCTCCAAAACATTCTTTTATATCGATCCGTAAATTCACTTGTTAACAGATTCAAAGTGAACTTGTGTTTTTTCTCCATACGAAATCCTGACCATTTTTTCCAGCGCTCTCTCCTAAAGGGAATTACTTGCACCATAGGCTCTCCTTTTTTCATAAGAGTTTGGCTGTCCCATATATGCCAATAAAAAGGAAAATTAATAACATTTATGTAGGTATCTGTATCCACC